TTTGACGTCCACCCGCGCTCAGTCCCTGGGAGGGGATCGCTGATGGACGTCCACGTTCCCCGAGGCACGACCGGCCGGGTCTGAGGCATGAGCCTGGACGATGCGCTGCGCAAGCCGACCCCGGGCCCGGTGCCCGACCGGCCGCCCTCGCCGCCCTCGACCGAGTTCCGCGTCGAGGGCACCTCGGCCGAGGTGCTGGTGAACAACGCCCGCAGCCGCTCCGACGCGGGCGGCGACGAGGTGCTGCGCGCCAACGGCCTGGACCCCGAGGAGTGGATCGCCACCGCGTTCCGCACGTCGGAGTGGACCATGCACGGCGGCGAGCAGGGCCTGTCGACGCGCTGGAACTTCACCCGCAAGCCCGACGAGCGGCCGTCCCCGCCGGGCCCGCCGCTGGATGACCTGTTCGCCGCCATCGAGCACCGGCCGGTGCCCGCCCGCTCGGTCGAGGACGGGTCGCACGGTTTCGTCGTCGCGCTGGGGGACATGCAGTTCGGCAAGATCGACGGCGACGGCGCGGCCGGAACCCTGGACCGGGTCCTGCACTGCCTGGACGCCGCGCGGGCCGCGCTGGACTCGTACCGGAACCGGTACGACATCGGCCATGTGCACCTGGGCTGGCTCGGTGACCACATCGAGGGCTTCCAGTCGCAGGGCGGCGCCAACGTGTGGCGCACCCCCTTGACCTTGAACGAGCAGATCCGGCTGACCCGCCGGGTCATGCTGCACGGGCTGCAGTTGTTCGCCGAGTCCGGCGTGCCGCTGATGAGCATGGCGGCCGTCCCCGGCAACCACGGGGAGACGACCCGCTTCGCCGGTCACGGCGTGACCCGCTACGACGACTCGCACGACACCGAGTCCTTGATCTCGGTGTCCGATGCTGCCGCGCTGGACCCGAACCGGTTCGGCCACTGCCGCTTCTACGTACCGGAGACCGACGAGCTGACCCTCGCCGTCGATGTCGCCGGGACGCGCATCGCGCACGCCCACGGCCACCAGTGGAAGACCAACCGCCACTGGGACTGGTGGTCCGGCCAGGACTTCGGCCGCTCCCCGATCCGGGGGGCGCACATGCTGCTGTCCGGGCATCTGCACACGTTCCACGCCCACGCCGACGGCGGGCGCCTGTTCGTGCAGGTGCCCTCGCTGGAGGCGGAGTCGACGTGGTGGCGGCACAAGACCGGCACCGGCGGCGACCCGGGCCTGGTGGTCGCGGTGACCAAGGACGGTGTGACGCCGGTCCTGGAGCAGATCCGCCCACCGATCCCGAGGAACTCATGACCGTCGCCGCGCGTCTGCGCCTGTTCGTCGTCCTGCTGCTGGCCCTGGCCGTTGTCGCGGCCGGTGCCGTGTCCGCCGCCGCGCACCGGGCCGAGCAGCCGCAGGCGTCGGTCTGCTACTGGGTGCTGGCCACCAACCCGTACCCGCACTGGGTCTGGTTCTGCAACAGCGGAGGCGGCGGCTCCTGGTGAGAGCCGACACCGAGCCGATACCGGCCGTCCGCGTCCGCAGCCCAGAGCCCCCGCCGCGCCGGATGGGCGGCAAGGAGCGCGTCGGCATCGGCGTGCTGATCGCGCTCGGGTCGCTCGGTGTGGTCGCGATCGGGTTCGGCATCGCCCTGCGCCTGTCGCCGCCCCCGGCGGAGCACCCGGCCGCCCACTCGGCGGTCGCCGCGCCGGTCACCCATCCCACCGCGACGACCGTGCTGGCACCGCCGCCGGTGCAGACGACCTCGGCCCGCCGGGTCGCGCCGGACGTCAGCGCCACGCACCCCGGCGACCTGGACTGCAAGGACTTCCCGTTCCAGGAGGACGCCCAGGCGGTCCTCGACGGCAACCGGGCCGACCCCAACGGGCTCGACGCCGACCACAACGGTGTCGCCTGCGAGAACAACAAGCATCGGCCGACCACCCCGCCCCCCGCGCCGCCGGTCACCACCGCGCCGCCCGCGACCACCACGACGCAGGCCCCGCCGACCACGACCTCCCCGCCGCCGGTCACGACGACGTCGCAGCCGCCCGTGACCACGAGCCAGCCGCCGGTCACGACGACCAGCGCCCCGGCCACGACCACCTCGGCTCCGGCGACGACGGCCACGGCCGCGCCGACAACCTCCGCCGGGGTGGGACACTAGACGCACGGATCGCTCGATAAGTCTTCTGGCGAGCCCGTTCAGACACACCCCCCCACCGAAAGGCGCACCCACATGCGCGAAATCGGCCTTACCGAGCTTGCCGTCAACGTCAAGGCGGGCGACTCCTACTTCGTCAGCTTCCCCCGGCTGCTGGCCGAGGACGCCATCGTCCGGATCCGCGTCGGCGACAACCTGAACGACCCGGAGATGCCGGTGTGGGGCATGATGGCCCACCCCGATTGGCAGGACGTCGTCATCCCCTGGACGCCGGAGTTCACCGGCAGGCAGTCGCTGCTGCTGACCCGGGAGGCCGAGGAGCCGTGGCCCGGAGACGTCCGCCTGGAGGTCTGCGCGGCCCAGGGTGGCATGCTCGCCACCTCCTGGGTGTTCGCCTGATGAAGATCCTCATGCACCCGGTCGACCGGGACGGCTGCGGCTTCCACCGCATGACCGAACCGGCCCGCGCCGTGACCGAGCAGTTCGGCGACGACGTCGAGATCGAGATCCGCTATTCGATGGACATCGTGCCCAACGGCGCGGGCGGCATGGACAAGGCCGACCTGCGCGGCGCCGACGTCGTCGTCATCCAGCGCCCCGAGCACGTCGAGTGGCTGCCCTACATGCGCCTCGCGCAGCACCAGGGCGTGGCCGTGGTGATCGAGGTGGACGACCTGCTGTCCGCCGTGCCGCCCGGCCACGCGGGCTACGCCGAGATCCAGCGCTACAAGCTGGACCAACTACTGACCCAGGCCTGCCGCGAGGCCGACCTGGTCACCGTCGCCACCCCGGCGCTGCTGCCCGAGTACGCCCGGCACGGACGCGGTGTCGTTATCCCCAACGCCATCCACAGGCGGTTCACAGAGCTGCCCCCCGCCTACGAGCGCGAGCCGGACCTGGTGAGCGTCGGCTGGACCGGCGCGGTGTCCACGCACCCCTACGACCTGCTGGAGATCGGCACCGGCCTGGCCACCGCGCTGCAGCAGACCGGCGGGCACGCCCTGTTCAAGGTGTGGTCGCCGCGCGGCGTCGCCGACCAGCTCGGCATCGGCTCGCTGCAGCGGCTGACCTGGGACCGCGATCCGGCCAGCTTCCTGACTGGCCTCGGCATGGAGCTAGACGTGGGCCTTGCCCCGCTGCGCGACGACCGGTTCAACCGGTGCAAGTCGTGGCTCAAGCCGATCGAGTACGCCGCACGCGGCGTGCTGCCGATCCACTCCGGCGTCGGCCAGTACGCCCTCGCCGGGGTCGGGCTGCCCGCCCGCCGTGCCCGCGACTGGGCGAGGCTGATCACCCGGGCCATCGAGGACCCGGACTGGCGGCGCGAGCAGGCCGCGATCGACCACCGCCGGGTAATCGCCCGGCACCTCACCGAGCACACCGCCGAACGCTGGCTGGCTGCCTGGCGCGCCGCCGCCGACGCCCGGGTGGCCGCGTGAACATCAACCTCGGCTGCGGCGAGTTCCTGGCGCCCGGCTACCGCAACGTGGACCGCACCCACCCCGGCGCGGACTACAACTACGACATCACCCAGGGCCTGCCCGCCTACGAGCCGGTCGAGCGGATCTACGCCGGGCACGTCCTGGAGCACCTGTACCTGCCGGAGCTGACCGGCATCCTCACCCGCTGGCGCACCAACCGATTCGTCACCCCGGACACGCAGATGGCCGTGGTCGGCCCCGACTGCGACCGCGCCGACGCCCTGTACGCCGACGGCGACCTCGATGACGAGGGCATGGAGCTGATCGTGGACGGCGGGCACCGCTGGGAGGGCGACGCCCACCTGTGGCGCTCGACGGAGAAGCAGACCCTCGGCGTGCTGCTGGCCGCCGGGTGGAAGGCGCGGCCGGTGACGCCGATCGCGCTGGCCTGCGCCGGGTGGCCGATCGTGAGCCTGGCCGCCTGGCAGTTCGCCATCCTCGCCACACCCTGACCCTGTCGCTGCCGCAGCGACGATAGGGCCCGTTCTGGGCCGCTTTTCGATCCCACCCCCGCTTTGTCGTTGCCATCGCAACGACAAGGCCCGTAGCGCGGTAGAGCAGTTCGGTAGCTCGCTGGCCTCATAAGCCAGAGGTCGAGGGTTCGAGTCCCTCTCGCGCCACTTCTACAGCAGGAGAGCGGCCCGGACGGCAAGGGCTGCGGCTGCTATCCGCAAGGCCGGGGCGACCCGGAGCAGGTTCGACTCCTGCGCTCTCCGCAGCCGCACAAATAGCACGTCAGCGTGCCATTTGTGCCAACACCCCACCCCCAATAGGAAGGCGCACCCACATGCGCTCTCTCGACGAAGCACTCAACCTGTTCGCCTACCACCCGGCCACGCCGGAGGTGGCGGCCAAGTACGCCAAGCTGCGCGGCCTGGTGATGGAGCTGGCCCAGGACTCCTGGGACCTGATCCCGCCCGGCGCGGAGAAGACCCTGGCCTACCGGGGGCTGCAGGACTTCCTGCTGCACGCCAACTGCGCGGTCGCGATGACCACCGAGGCCGACCTGGTCACCCCGCACGTCGCCCGCGTCCTGCCGACGCCCGCCGAGGCGGCGCAGGCGGGCATGGACTACATCAAGGCCCGCTACGGCGACCAGGACCAGGCGGGGCGGGTCCGCGACTGCATCGGCGGCACCTGCACCTGCCAGCCCAATGGCCGGGGCGACCTGGAGAACCGGTGAAGGACGCCGAGCAGCTCTCCGCCGACCTGGACGACAGGCTCAGCGACGTCCTCGCCGGTGAAGGCGAGATGGTCACCCGCTGGGGCGCCGTCGCCGAGGTGATCGCCCCGGACGGCAAGCGTTACCTGCGCACCTTCTGGTCGGACGACCTGAGCCGCTGGGACGGCATCGGCATGCTCACGGCCGCGATGGACGACCTGCGCGCGATGCGGGACCGCGAGGTCACCGAGTGAACCGCTACATGATCGCCGGGATCCTCGCCGACATGCGCGACGGCAAGGAAGTGCTCCTGCTGTCCGAGTCCTCCGTGGCCGCCCGCGACGCCTTCGAGAACATGGCCGCCTGCATCGAGTCCGGCGAGGTCACCGTCCGCACCGTCGGCAAGGAGCGCATCCACGCCTACGGCAAGGGCGCCGTCCGCTTCCGCTCCATCCGCAGCCACCTCGACAACAACGTCGCAGCGGATGTGGTCGTCGCCGACGTCGATGCCCGGGACCACCAGGAGCAGATCGAGCGGCTCTGGTTCCACTTCGCCCGCCTGGGCAAGTCCGTCGAGCTGGTCCAGCACTGATGCGCTGCACCTGCCAACGCTCCGAGGGCCCGCACCACCACCGCTTCGGCGGCACCTACCCGTGCCCCGCACCCGGCCCGTGCCGCGACTGCGGCAACGTTGCCCCGGTCGAGTTCGTCCCGCCCGACTGGGACGAGGACGACGAGGACCCGCGCAACCGATGAGCTGCGGCTGCTACGGCTGCTCGCACAACGTGCGCTGCCCCAAGTGCGCCTGCCCCGACGTGCGCCTGACCTGGGTGGCCATGTACGAGTGGGACTCCGACTCCTGGGCCTGCCTCGGCTGCGGCCACCGCTGGGCGCGATGACCGGCGGCGAGCCACGGGAGTTCCCACCGGCGCGGGAAACCGAACCGGCCTGGCCGATGTGGCTGTACTGGTGCGTCGTTGCCCTGCTCGTCGCCATCCCCGTCGTGGTGATGTTCACATGACCGGCGGCCCGGACGACGGCAGCGAGTTGTACCGGCTCGGCGACGAGCCCTGCCTGATCTGCGGCGAGACCATCCCCATCGACTGGGACGGCCTGCTCGTCTGGCACTACAAGGGCAAGACCCTCGGCCAGCTCTCCTGGTGCTCCGGCTCCCGGCAGCGCCTGCACCCGGACTACCTCGGTGCCTGAGCACACCTGCGTGCACCACCTCGTGGCCCAATCGGGCCAGAACCTCTACTACCAGTGCCGCTGCGGCTCCCGCCGCCACGGTGTCGCGAACTACGCGAAGCGGCACGTCCCCGTCGATCAACGCTGGCTGGCCGGGGAGAAGGACAACCCGTCATGACCGCTGAACGAGACCAGCAGAAGGCGTACGCCCTCAGGCTGCACCTGGCAGGCAACTCCCTCAAGGAGATCGCCGAGGCCCTGGAGCTGACCGAGGTGCGCGCCCGCAAGCTGCTGACGGACGCCCTGGACGAGAAGGTGCCCCGCGACCTGCCGGAGCGGGCGCGCACCGAGATCGCCCGGATCGACCGGATCATCGCGGGCATCTGGAACGCCGTCGAGGGCGGCGACCTGGAGTCGATCGACCGCTACCTGCGGCTGTCGGAGCGCCGCGACAAGCTCGCCGCGCCGAAGCCGAACACGCAGGAGCTGGAGAAGGCGTTCAAGCGGACCGCCGCCGCGTCGAAGGCGCTGATCGACGGCGTGGACGACGCGATCGTGGAGCTGGGCCGCAAGACCGCCGAGCAGATCGACTACGTCACCGCCACCGGCAACCCGACCGACGTCACCAAGGCGCTGTACCTGCAGACGTACGTGCACAAGGCGCTGCGGGAGATGCTGGCCACTCCGGCGGCGCGCGCCGACGCGGAGGCGAAGAAGCCCGGCGGCGCGACCGGCGGGGAGACGCAGAAGGCCTCCAAGTTGACGCAGCTCCGCTCGGTGACGGGCAGCAAGCGCGCCTGACGTGGCCGCGAAGGTCAGCGAGCACGACCGCGTCGTCTACGGCGACCTCGACTACAAGCCGGGGGTTCGGTACGGCTGCATCGAGCCGCGTGTCTGGACGCCGCCGCTTCGGGAGCTGACGCCGGAGACGTCGCTGGGGTTCGCCGCGATCGAGTTCTCGATCGACGTGCTCGGCCTCAAGCCGTTCCCGTGGCAGAAATGGCTGCTGATCCACGCCCTGGAAATTGTGGGCGACCTGGACGGCGAATGGCATTTCCGATTCAGGAATGTCTGCGTTCTGATTGCCCGTCAGAATGGCAAGTCGACGCTCGGGCAGATCCTGAGCCTGTTCTTCCTCTACGTTCTCGCCGTTCCGCTGATTCTCGGCACCGCCCAAGACCTCGACACCGCCGAAGAGGTCTGGGAAGGCGCCCTCGACATCATCGAGGGCAACGAGGAATTGGCCGCGATGGCCGACAAGCCCATCAAGGTCAACGGCAAGAAGACCATTCGGCTGCTGACCGGCGAACGCTACAAGGTCAAGGCCGCCTCCCGGCGCGCCGGTCGTGGTCTCTCCGGCGACCTGATCCTCCTGGACGAGCTGCGCGAGCACACGTCCTGGGAGGCCTGGGGCGCGATCACGAAGACGACCATGGCGCGCGCCAACGCCATGGTGTGGTCCCTGTCCAACGCCGGGGACGTCGCCTCGATCGTCCTGAGCTACCTGCGCAAGATGGCGCACAAGGCGCTCGGCGACCCGGACGGCATCAACGCCGCCGACGACCCGTCGTCGCTGCTGGACGAGAGCGTCGCCGACGACGCCGCCATCGAGGCCGACGACTCCCTCGGCATCTTCGAGTGGTCCGCGCCGCCCGGCTGCGCCACCGACGACCCCGACGGCTGGGCGCAGGCCAACCCGTCCATGGGCCACGGCATCACCGAGCGGGCCATCAAGTCCGCGCAGCGCACCGACCCGGAGTGGACGTTCCGCACCGAGGTGCTGTGCCAGTGGGCCCCCGGCGCCCTGGAGGGCGCGTTCCCCGCCGGAACGTGGGAGGCCGGACACGACGGCCCGTGCACCGGGTCCAGCGACTGCAGCGGATGCGCAGACGACAAGCACGAGCCCGGCTACGCGGGCTCGCAGATCGCCCCCGGCTCCGCGCTGGGCCTGTGCGTGGACGTCTCCTGGGACCGCACGATGGCGCACATCGCCATCGCGGGCCTCCGCGAGGACGGCCTGCCGCACGTGGAGATCACCGCCTCCCGGGCGGGCACCGAGTGGGTCAAGCTGTGGTTCTCCGACGCCGAGTTCGGCGCCGCCCGCCGCAAGATCAAGGTGCTCATCCAGCCCACCGCACCGGCCGGGGCGCTCTCGGAGGAGCTGCGCTCCATCGGGGTCGACGTCCAGGACTGGAAGGGCACCGAACTCGGCCAGTCCTGCGGCCGGTTCTACGACCTGGTCGTCCAGAACGAGCTGCGCCACCTGCCGCAGCCGCTGCTCGACGTCGCCGCCGCCGTCGCCACCACCCGCCCCCTGCCCGGTGACTCCTGGGCCTGGGACCGCCGCAAGTCACCACTCGACATTGCTCCCCTCGTCGCCGCCACCGGTGCTGTCTGGCTGATCAGTCCGCGCGCCGTGGAGGTCAAGGAAGCCCAGGTCCACGAATGGCCGACCGACGAGGAGATCGCCGCATGGGAACAGGAGGAACTGAGTCTGTGACGCCTCGCGACGTCCTTCGGGACCTCCTCACCACGGTCATCGAGCTGCTCGGCCTCGCCGCGATCGTCTTCGGCGTCTACCTGTACGACCCGCGCGCAGCGTGGATCGTCGGCGGCCTGCTCGCCGTCGGGCTCGGCTACGTCCTGGCCCCGCCGCCCGCCAAGGGCCCTGACCGGTGAGCCTGGTCCGCCGGGCGCGGGAACGCCGCGCCGCCCAGCCGTTCGCGCTGCCCACCGGGCAGCCCGGCTGGTACGCGACCACCGACGGGTCCATCCCCACCAACGGGTCGCTGCTGACCAACCACTCCGGTGTGCCGGTCACCGAGCACAACTCGCTGCAGCAGTCCACGTTCTACGCCTGCACCCGGCTGCTCGCCGACTCCATCGGCATCCTGCCGTGGGACAACTTCCGCACCATCGACGGCTTCCCCCGGATCGTCGCCCCGCAGTCGCCGCTGCTGGCCGACCCCGACCCGCTGTTCTCCACGTCGCAGTTCGACTTCAAGCACATGCTGGTCACCAGCCTGGCGGTGCGGGGCAACTTCTTCGGCCTGGTCACCTCCCGTGACCGGCTGGAGTACCCGCAGAGCCTGCTGCCGCTGCACCCCGACTGGGTGCGCCTCGATCGAGACCCCAACACCTGGCGGCTGCGGACCTGGGTGATGGGGGAGCAGGTCGACAACGCCGACATCTTCCACATCCCGTACATGCGGATGCCCGGCTACGACTACGGCCTGTCCCCGGTGACGGTGTTCGCCGAGTCGATCGGCCTGGCCCTGGCCGCCGAGCAGTACGGCGCGAAGTGGTTCCGCGACGGCGCCAGCCCCAGTTCCGTGCTGGAGACCGACCTCCCGCAGGACGACGACCAGGTCAAGCGGGTCCAGCGCAACTGGGTCTCCTCGCACGGCGGCAGGCGGCTCCCGGCCGTGCTGTCCGGCGGCTTCAAGTGGAAGCCGATCACCATCACGCCGGAAGAGTCCCAGTTCCTGGAGACCCGCCAGTTCCAGGTCGCCGAGATCGCCCGCATGTTCGGCGTCCCGCCGCACATGGTCGGCGACGTCGAGCGCTCCACGAGCTGGGGCACCGGCATCGAGCAGCAGAACATCGGCTTCGTCACGCACACCCTGCTGCCCTGGCTGACCCGCATCGAGTCCGCGTTCAACCGGATCACCCCGCGCGGTCAGCACATGAAGTTCAACGTCAACGCGCTGCTGCGCGGCGACCTCAAGTCCCGCTACGAGTCCTACCAGCTCGCCATCGACTCCGGGTTCATGAACCCCGACGAGGCCCGTGGGCTGGAGGAGATGCCGCCGATCCCCGGCGGCCTGGGCCAGAAGTTCCGGCAGCCGCTGAACATGGCGCCGCTCGGCTACGAGCCGCCGGACCCGGCTCCGGCCCCCAAGACCACCCCGTCGTCCGGCGCGACCGCGCCGAAGACGCCCAGCTCCGACAACTCAGGAGACTGACATGTCGTTCGTCCAGGCCAATGGCGCGGTCGCCCTCTCCGGTGCGCTGACCGCGACCACCAACAGCCCCGCGCTGCGGCTGCCCGCCGGTGCCAGCGGCGGGCACTGCCTCGTCGCCGTCCACGTCTCGGCCGTCTCCGGCACGTCGCCGTCGCTGACCTGCAAGCTGCAGCAGTCCGACAGCGCCTCCTCGGGCTTCGCCGACGTGACCGGCGCGGCCGGGTCGGCGATCACCGCTGCCGGTAACCAGCTCTTCAACGGCCACGTCACCAAGCCGTTCGTGCGCGTCGTCGGCACCGTCTCCGGCACCACGCCGAGCCTCACCACCACCGTCACCGTCTTCGGCGCGGCGGCCTCGGCCTCCTGACCTACCCCCCTCCTCGGCCAGCCGCCCACACGAGGACGACCCGTGAAGGGAACCAAACACATGGATGAGAAGCGCGCAGCGATGCTGCTCGGCACTCTGGAGCGCCGGACCCGGCCTGCCGAGGTCGAGATCCGCTCGGACGGCGACAGCAGCAGCACCTTCACGGTGCGCGGCTACGCCAGCGTGGTCGAGCACGGGTACGAGGTGTACGGCGGCCCGGAGCGGGGCGGCTGGATCGAGACGATCGCCCGCGACGCCTTCGCCAAGACGCTGGCCGACAACCCGGACGTGGCGTTCCTCATCAACCACGACGGCATCCCGCTGGCCCGCAGCCGCTCCGGCACGCTGCAGCTCAGCGCCGACAACACCGGCCTGGCGTCCGAGGCGGAGATCGACGCGGAGTCCCCGCTCGGCCAGACCCTGCGGTCGGCGATGAAGCGCGGCGACCTCGACCAGATGTCCTTCGGCTTCCGGGTCACCCGCCAGGAGTGGAACGAGGAGTACACCGAGCGCCGCATCACCGAGGTCTCCCTCGACCACGGCGACGTCTCGATCGTCACCTACCCGGCGAACCCGGCCACCTCGATGAGCATCGTGTCGGCCCGCTCGGCGGTGAACTTCCTCCGCGAGAGCGAGCTGGCCGAGATCCGCGCCGAGGTCAGCCCGGACGAGCTGCGCGAGGCCCGCGAGCGCCTCGACGGCCTTCTGTCCGGGCTCATGAGCCCGGACGAGGTCCGCGCGGCCGACGCCGAGGACGACGCCGAGGAGCGTGAGGAGACCACCGCCGGGACCGTCACGGTCGACGTCGTCCCCAACCTCGACGTAGAGAGCCTCCGCGAGCTGGTCGAGCGCATGGTCGCCGACGCCCTCCGCGCTGCCGCCCCGGCCGCCTCGGCCGAGGCGCCCCCGGCCGAGGACGAAGAGCGCGCCGAGGACTCGACCGAGACCGAGGAACGCGACGAGGAGACCCCGGCCGAGCCCGAGGTCCGCAGCGGCGGCATGTCGCTGGCCCAGGCCCAGCGCCTGGCACTGCTCGACATCTGATCCCGGGCGGCCGTCGAGCCGCCCGTTCACCGCGCCCCGCTCTGGGAGCGCGGATCCCCCGATGCCCGTCACGCCGCAGCACCTGAGCCCCGCGCCGCAGCACCCGACCGACTGATCCTCGGCCGCGCCGCTGCACCCGAGGCCCACGCCGCTGCACCTGGCTGGCTAACCAACTGATCCAACTGCCGAAAGGAGTCATCCGCGATGAGCGAGATGATCAAGCGGCTGATGGCCAAGCTGGACGCCGCCGACGAGCGTCGTTCCGTCGCCATCACCGCCCGGAAGGCCCTGCTGGACACCGCCGAGGCGGAGCAGCGGGCCGACCTGACCGAGGACGAGGCCACGGAGTTCCGGGCCAAGACCGACGAGATCAAGGCCATCGACGCCGAGATCACCGAGCTGCGCGAGCGCGTGGCCGAGCTGGAGGCCGAGGAGGCCCGCACCGCCGAGGCCGCCAAGCGTGCCGCCGAGCGGAAGCTGCCCGTGGGCGGCGCGCAGGTCACCTCCGAGGAGCTGACCTACCGCAAGGGCAACGGCCGGTCGTACATCCGTGACCTCGCGCAGGGCACGATCATGAACGACTTCGAGGCCCGCGAGCGGCTCGCCCGCCACGCCAACGAGGTCAAGAAGGCCCCGGAGTTCGCCGAGTACCGGACCGCGTCCAGCCTGGACCGGACCGACGGCACCGGTGGCTACTTCGTGCCCCCGGCGTGGCTGATGAGCCAGTGGATCGAGCTGGCCCGCCCGGGTCGCCCGACCGCGAACCTCGTCTCCACGCAGGCGCTGCCCCCGGGCACCGACTCGATCAGCATCCCGCGCGTGCTGACCGGCACCGCCACCGCCGTCCAGGACGGTGACGGCACGGCCGTGCAGGACACCGGGCTGACCGACGACTCGATCACCGTGCCGGTCCGCACCGTCGCCGGTACGCAGACGATGAGCCAGCAGCTCCTCGACCAGTCGCCGCTGAACTTCGACCAGATCGTCTTCACGGACCTCCTGGCCGACTACGCGACCAAGGTCGACCTGCAGGTCATCTCCGGCACGGCCGCCAACGGCCAGGTCCGGGGTCTGCTCAACACCAGCGGCATCATCTCGGTCGCCGCCGGTGGCCAGACCGCCGCCGACCTGTACGCGGCGTTCGCCGACGCCTCGCAGCAGATGCACACCAACCGGTTCCGCAGCCCGCAGGTCGCGGTCATGCACCCGCGTCGGTGGGCCTACCTGCTCACGCAGGCCGACTCCGCCGGTCGTCCGCTGGTCGTGCCGCGCGCCCAGAACCCGCAGAACGCGATGGGCACGGGCACGCTGCTCGCGGCCGAGGGCCCCGTCGGCGACCTGCTGGGCGTCCCGGTGATCCTCGACGCGAACCTGGCCACCAACCTCGGTGCCGGGACCAACGAGGACCGCGTCGTGCTGTTCCGTCCGGACGACGACCTGCTTTACGAGTCGTCCATCCGGACGCGGACCCTGCCCGAGATCAAGAGCAACACGCTCCAGGTCGTCGTGCAGGTGTACGGGTACCTGGCGTTCTCCGCCGAGCGCTACCCCAAGAGCACGGCCGTCATCACGGGTCTCACGACCCCGTCGTTCTGACCTGAACGACCGACTGCCCCCGGGGCGTCGTCTACCACAGGCGCTCCGGGGGCAGTCACCCCCATGCAGTAAGGTTGACCACATGTCTGAATCGGTTGACCGAGAGACGACGATCCGCGACCTGATCGACCACGTCGAGTACAACACCGACGCGGCCCGGCACTGCATCGTGGAGATCGAGCCCGGCGCGTTCGTGGTGACGCGCACCCGAGCCCAGGCTGTGCACCTGCGAGGCGCTCTCGCCGTGTTGCGCGCCCAGCTCCCCAAGACTGCTCCGGCCGCCGAGCCGGAGCCGGAGGCCGAAGAGGCCTCCACCGAGTCCGAGTCCGCCGCCCCCGCCAAGCGCGGGCCCGGCAGGCCCCGCAAGGCCGCCCCGACCGGCGACTGAGCCGCCCGCTTCCCCTGGGCTTCCACACCCACTCCGAGCACGACCTAAGCCCCTCGACGCGGAGACCAGGCAGATGTCCCGAGGACGGCACGCAGCCCCCGTTCAGCACCCGCACATTGCCCGTGCGGCCATCACCACCGGCACGATGCTGGCGGTCACGACCGGCGGCATGGCCGCCATCGCGCCCGCCGCGTCGGCCGCCCCCGACAGCGCGTGGGACGCGCTCGCCAAGTGCGAGTCGTCCGGCAACTGGTCGAACGCCGACACGGGTCACAACGGCCACTACGGCGGGCTCCAGTTCAGCCCCTCCACGTGGAAGGCCTACGGCGGCCTCCAGTACGCCGACCGGGCCGACCACGCCACCCGTGAGCAGCAGATCGCCGTCGCCGAGAAGACGCTGCAGGGTCAGGGGTGGGGCGCGTGGACGTGTGCGCCGAAGGCCGGGGTGACCGGCTACGGCGTGAACCTGCGCGACGTCCCGCCGCCGCCTCCGCCCCCCGCGCCGACGCCTCCTCCTCCGGCCGCGCCCGCTGCGGCCCCGACGCCGCCGCCCCCGTCGTCGGCGTACACGGTGAAGTCGGGGGACTGGCTGTCCACGATCGCGCCGCGTGTCGGCGAGGACTGGCACAAGCTCTACCAGGACAACGTGTCGGTGATCGGGTCGAACCCGAACCTGATCTACCCGGGGCAGGTGCTGGCCGTCGGGTCGGCGGCCCCGGCGGTGGCTCCGGCCGCCGCCACCGCTCCCGCCCCTCCGCCGCCCCCGGCTCCCGCGCCTCCGCCGCCTCCCGCGCCGTCGGCCGGTCGGCACGCCGCGCACGCGAACATCACCAACTCGGCCGGGCCCGTTCGGCCGCAGACCCAGGCCGCCGCCGACAACGTCGTCACCGACGTGCCCGGCG